ATGCTAATCTTTACACCGGGGGTAAATCCCTGGACGAGCTTTGCCCAGAAGATTCTAGAGGGGAGTGGTCCGCAGTCCAAGCAAGAATCAAAGCAGCGTTCAAAGCAGCAAACGAAGTAGGTCTAAGCCTTGACGATCATTGTTTATATGATTTGATTCCAAAGCACTACCTACAGAACTTCGCAGAGATAAAAAATAAAATCTGTGAAGATATCTTTATCAATTATCCAAAACCCATAAACTACGATCAATTGCTCAAGATCAACAAAGTTATCGCAGATATTAAAAACCGTAAGGTCAACATCGACCCAACACAGATAGAACGACTTACAGTCCAAGACCGAAACATGTTTAAAACAGTAAGCAACTGTAAGCCTTACATTGACTACGACATGTTTAAGACAGTTACAGGTCGTCTAGCAACAAAGCAAAACTCATTTCCAGTGATGACACTTCCAAAGAAATATCGACAGATTGTTACTCCCACTAACGATTGGTTGTTTGAGTTGGATTTTAACGCTTGTGAGTTACGAGTTGCTTTGGCTTTGTTGGGTCATGACCAGCCCCAAGAGGATTTACATGATTGGAATCTTAAAAATGTCTTCACAAGAACTAAAAGTAGAGAAAATGCAAAGAAAAGGATTTTTTCTTGGCTTTATAATCCAAACAGCACTGACGATAAGGTTGATAAAATTTATGACCGTAAAATCCTAAAAGATATGTATTTTGATAAAGTTTTGGGTAAGGTTTATACACAGTTTGGCAGAGAGATTGATGCAGATGAAGATCATGCTATAAGTTATATTATTCAATCAACAGCAGCAGACTTGGTTTTTGAGCAAATGTATAAAGTCTGGGAATTTCTACGAGATAAAAAATCTTTTGTTAAGTTTTGTAACCATGATAGTTTAGTTATTGATTTGGCAGAGGAAAACCAATATGACATAAACCAAATCTCTAAACTATTTAGTAATACTAGGTTTGGCAAGTTTAAAATAAACCATGAGGGTGGTAAAGACTGGTTAAATATGAAACCTTTACACGTCAAATAGAGGGAATTATATGGAAGTTAAGATTTCTAAAAGACATAGCAGAGAAAATAGCAAAATGACCGATATGAAGCTTATAATGGAATCTTGGCGAGGATATATTAACGAACAACAAGACCCCTTCCAGACTATCGGTGACTTGCGACAAGCCTTAAAAAGAATCATTGCTTCTAAAAAAGGTGGTCAAGCTCTTGATGTGGCAAAAGATGTTGCGGCGGGGGCGATTCTTGATGTTATTCCTGGTGCCGCAACGGTGAAAACTCTTTTTGATCTTGTTAAACCAATGTATAAATTACCAGATGAAAAAAGAACAAACACTTCTTTGGACAAGCTAGACGTTGATGATGATGTATCTGCTATTGTGGATGATACAGTTGAGGACAATTTCTTAAATGATTTATCGAAAACAATTCAGGATCTACCAGACACAACGCCCTTAACAGATGTTGATATGACAAAAGCACTTGGCAATTACATATCAAAGAATTATAACAAAAGAACAGTAGTAAAACCAGAAGGTGAGTAAATGCAAACCGTTATTGGTTTGGGTAAGGCTGGCTGCAACATAGCAGATCACCTGTCACAATACCCACAATATCAAATAAAAAAAATAGATGTAGGCTTAAAAAAGACCAAATCCACTTTTGGTCTTAAGCATCAGGACAGTCCCGAACTTTATGAATCAACCATACTACCGAAAGGTATTAATAACTTCTTAGAGGGGGTGATGTCTGAAACTTTATTCATCACAAGTTGCGGTTCTGTTTCTGGTGCTTCTCTTAAAATATTACAGAAAATACACAAGAAAACTAAAATACGAGTAATGTATATCCTTCCACAAGAAGATGACCTTGCGGGTCAAAAACTTTTGCAAAATCGTCTTCTTTTCAATGTCTTCCAAGAATATGCTCGGTCAGGTTTGCTTGACCGTGTTTTTTTAGTTGACAATTCAAAATTATCTGTTATAATGGGTCCTGTTCCAATAATGAAATTCTGGGACTCAATGAATAACCTGGTGGCAACAACATATCATATGTTAAATGTTTTTCAAAATACACAACCGGTGATGACTACGCAAACTAAGCGTATTAATACCGCACGCGTATCCACCTTTGGATTGCTCAATACAGAAAATAATCAAGAAAAAATGTTTTTTGACCTTGACATTCCAAGAGAAAAAAGTTATTATTATGGAGTTCCGAAAAAACAACTAGAAGAAGATCCTAATCTTATGGAGGTTATTCGTGGAAACCTAAAATCAAATATAGAACACGATAAAATGAAAACTACTTATTCGGTTCACTCAACCGATTATAATGAGCTTATAGCTTACTGCGAAAAAAGTAGCACTTTGATACAACAACTAGCAGTGTGAAAGATCAACATACTGACTTTAACTAAGGAGAAAATTATTATGGCAATTAATATGGAGAAGATGCGTGCACGTTTGGACGCATTGCAAGGAAACGGAAACAACAAGAAAAACACTTTTTGGAAACCACAGGAGGGTGAGCAGACTATTCGTCTAGTAGCTCCGTCAGATGGCGACCCCTTCCGGGATTATTGGTTTCACTATGACGTAGCAGGTGAGCCTGGATTCCTTTCACCAAAGCGTAACTTTGGTGAAGACTGCCCACTTGACGATTATGTACGTGCCCTATGGCGTGAAGGCTCTGAAGAGTCAAAGCGAGTTGCACGTAAGCTAGGTGCGAAGCAGCGTTTCTTTGCTCCAGTTCTTGTTCGAGGACAAGAGGAAGAAGGCGTAAAAGTTTGGGGTTTTGGTAAGCGTGCTTATGAAACTCTACTTGGTCTAGTTCTTAACCCAGAGTATGGGGATATCACAGATCCTACAGAGGGTACTGATTTGGTGATTGGCTATTCTAAGCCGGCAGGAGCATCTTATCCTGAGACTAAGATTACTCCTCGCCGTAAGTCATCTCTTCTTCATGAAGACGAGACACAGGCTCGCACTCTTATGGAGTCTGTTCCTGATTTTGATGAGGTCTTTTCGGATGCTCGTCGGTCCACTACACAAGTAGCGGATATTCTTGACCGTTTCCTCAATACTGTTGACGAGACGGTTTCCAACCAGACAGCAACTACTACTGCTGGAACGGTTTCGGATGTCGATAAGGCATTCTCTGAGCTACTAGGTAGCTAATTTTTGGGGGGGCTTGTCCCCCCTTTTTTTTATTTTTACTATGAAAGGAAGGGAAAAAATTGCTAGTAAGAGCGATTCATTGTGAAGAGTGCAATACCACTGTCTATTCAAGAACATCAGAAGACTTAAGAGAATGTAAATGTGGGCGAGTTAGAGTCTATGGCGGTTTCTTAAGTCATTTCAAATATGATATAATGGGAAAGAAGACAAAATACAAAACCATAAAAATGGAAATCAAGGCAACTCCTGATGATCTGTATGATGATTATGAGAGTATGGAGGACAGGTTTGGCTTAATAAACAAGAACAAAGATAAAGAAAAAACACAAACAACATATGTTTTTTAGGAGATAATTGTGAAAAAATGGAAAAAAGGAGAAGAAGGTTTTGAAAAAGCCTTACAAGATATAGCAAGAAAATATAAAGGTCTTGGGGGCGGTCCAAATAGCGAATCCTCAGTGCACGCTTCAAAGCAAGATATAAGAGAGGGCTTCGCTTGGTTTTGGTCTGACAATAGTGATGTATCCAACTTAATCCAACGGTCTAAAGAATATATCTTAGAAGTTCGAGATCATGGTGATAATGTATCATTTAAATTAGATAAGAGTGGCTATCGAGGACCAATATACGCATTTAGACCTGACAGGCTACTAAATGAAAACTTAGATGAGGAGGAAAATGAGATTGGCTAAAAAGAAACCAGCTGGTCGTCTATCGATGGACCAGATGAGAAAATTAATAAATAAAAAAGCAGGACAAGAAGTCTCTGTCGATCTAGCAGATCCAAACAATCCAACAACTGTTAAACAGTGGATTCCAACTGGATCGCGATGGCTCGATAGTATTATCTGCCGTGGCAAACTAGCTGGTATTCCAGTGGGTAAGGTTACGGAAATAGCTGGCTTGGAGGCTAGCGGTAAATCTTACATGGCTGCGCAGATAGCAGGTAATGCCCAGAAAATGGGTATAGATGTTGTTTACTTTGATTCAGAGTCATCATTAGACTTTAATTTCTTAGAGAAAGCTGGGTGTGACCCAACTAAGATTCTTTATGTTCAGGCAACATCGGTAGAATTTGTCTTGGAGACGATTGAAGAATTGCTCTCTTCAACAGATAGCCAGTTCCTTTTCATCTGGGATAGTTTGGCTCTTACTCCATCGATTTCAGACGTAGAGGGGGACTTTAATCCACAGTCAACAATGGCTGTAAAAGCTCGTATTCTATCAAAGGGAATGTCAAAACTAACTGTTCCTATTGCGAATAGTCAGTCTACTTTCCTAGTGTTAAATCAGTTGAAGGCAAATATTACTCGTTCGCCTTCTGAAGCACTCACCACTCCTTATATGACACCGGGTGGTAAAGCAATGATTTATGCCTATTCTCTTCGTATTTGGCTTACTCGTCCAAAAGCAAAAGCTTCTTTTGTAACTGACGACAAAGGCTATCGCATTGGTAATACTGTAAAGGTAAAACTAGAAAAATCACGCTTTGGTTCGCAAGGTCGCCAGTGCAAGTTCCAAATACTTTGGGGCGATAGTGTCGGTGTTGCTGATGAAGAAAGTTGGTTCGAGGCAATCCAGGGATCAGACCATTTAGAAAGATCAGGTGCATGGTATGAACTTAAATTTGCTGATGGTACCAGCGAGAAATTTCAGTCTGCTCGTTGGATTGATAAACTACAAGACGCTAAATTTAAAGATCGCGTACTAGAAATCATAGATGAAGAGGTTGTCATGAAATTTGATAAACGAACAGGTGATGCCACTGAATTCTATGAAGAAAGTGCTTGACATTTAATTTAAAATAGATTATCATTCTTAAACAATGTTTAAGGAGTTAGATTGTGAGTGAGAGAGTGGTAATTATAGATGGACTCAACATGTTTCTTAGAAACTATATTGTAGTCCCGCAGATATCCAAAGAAGGTCAGCCCATCGGGGGAACAACTGGCTTTCTTAAATCTCTGCAAAAACTCTGCCGCGAAATGAACCCATCTCAAATAATTGTCTGTTGGGATGGTCGCGGCGGTTCCCGCAAAAGAAAACAACAAAATAAAAACTACAAAGAAGGTCGTTCACCCATTCGTCTCAACCGAAATTTTAAGGTTTTGACAGAGGATCAGGAAAAAGAAAACAAGATCTGGCAAATGGCGCGTATTTGGAGTTATCTTAACAATCTGCCAGTTATCCAGTTAATAGCAGACGAAGTAGAAGCAGATGACATTATTGCTTACCTTTGTCGTTATTCGTCTCTAAAAGACGAGCAAAAAATTATTGTGTCAAGTGATAAAGACTTCTATCAGTTGCTTGATAATAAAACTATTCTTTACAGACCAGTTCAAAAAAAGCTATTAACACAAAACAATATACTAGAGGAGCACAACATCCATCCAAACAATTTTGCCATGGCTCGTGCCATTGTTGGAGACAAGTCAGACAATCTTGACGGAGTTCCCTCTGTTGGTTTAAAAACCGTAGCAAAACGCTTTCCTTTCTTTAGAAATGAAGAAGATGTTTATCTTAATGATCTAATAGAATTCTGTGAAAATCAAGAGAGCACGGCAAAGGTGTTCGATACCGTAAAAGAGCATAAACAACTTATTCAGTCTAATTATAACTTGATGCAACTGTATAGCCCAAGCCTTTCGGCACAGACTAAACAGAGCATCGAATGGATTATTGACAACTTCGAGCATACCTTCAATAAAACTCAAACGTACAAGATGATGTTAGAGGATGGGATCAATGAGATCAATTGGAATGCTATGTTCGAAAGTTTCGCAAGAATCCAAAGGGATAAAAAGGAACTTAATAAATGAAGAACTTAAAACCAATTTTTATTGAAAATAGCAAACTACCTTATTGGCTATCAAAGATTGCTCCTATTGACGTATGGGCATTTTCTGCTGGTCCTTTTGTTGTTTGTCGTGGAAAATTGAGTGAGAAAACAATAACTCATGAAACAATCCACTTCTTTCAGCAATTAGAAATGTTGTTTGTCCTTCAGTGGATTTTGTATGGTTTATTTTATGTTATTGGTCGTTTCACAAAGGGAAGCTGGAAAGCAGCGTATTATGGAAACCCATTTGAGGTAGAAGCATACGCGAACGACCTAGACCCAGATTACCTGCAAGAAAGAAAATTCTGGGCTTGGACAGGCTATGTAAAAAGCTTGTTTAGTCGTCAAAGCTAAAAGCAATATAATTACCTATAGGGGGCGTGATCATTTCCGCACCCCTTATGGGAGTTATATCATTGAAAAAAATATTTATTATCACTTTATTAATCTTATCTTTTGCTGCCACAGCAGCACCACCAAAAAAATCAAAATTTTATGATTTTGGAGATCAAATGATCGACGGCGAAATTAAAAAACCAACAGGTCAATATGTTAATTCTAGAGAGCGAGCGAGATTCGACAGGCTATTAAGTTTAAAGAAATCTTTTCTGCCTAAAATGTTTCTCACCTCAAAAGAAAAAATATTTAAATAAATTGGTCTTGACATTGCTTTTTGGTTAGGTTAAATTATAGTTACTGTATAATACAGGAGGCAGTGGTGCGTAGCTTTTTATACGGTTTAGGTTTGTTACTGTATGTCTTGCTAACCTCTGCGTTTGTTCAGCCTGTTGATTATAGTGAATCATCAAGTATATCAAAAACTTCTGAATCTTCAAAGGGAAAAAAGAAAAAGAAAAAAAAGCGTAGACTAAGGCGTTAAACTTTTTTACCTTATAACATTCACCACTTACAAAATAGTTTATATTGAACTTGACTTTTTAAACCACAAAGGTTATATTTATATCCACAAGTCAGCGAGGAATTAATGGACAGTTTAGGAATTTTTGGAAAGAGTTTCCAAGAAAACATGTGTAAGCTTATGCTTTACGACCGGTCTTACTGTGACCAAATGCAAGAAGTTCTAGATGTAAAATACTTAGAATTAAAATATCTTCAAGTTTTTACCGACAAACTTTTTGATTATAAAAAAGAATACGGTATTCACCCAACAAATGATACACTTAATTCAGTTCTAAATACAGAGCTAGGAGATGAAAATGAAGTAATAAAGAAACAAGTGATGGATTACTTTATCAAAGTTCAAGCGTTTCCTGAGATTCAAGATACGGAATATATTATATCAAAGTCCGTAGATTTTTGTAGAAAACAAGTTCTTAAAAAAGCTATGATGAAGTCAGTGCCACTTCTGAACAAATGTTCGTTTGAGGAAATAGAAAAATTAATCTCAGATGCTCTTCGGTTGGGCATCAGTAATGATCATGGCTATGATTATATTAAAGACTTTGAGGCTCGCTTTATCGAACGAGCCCGCAACCCAGTTACAACTGGCTGGGCAAAAATAGATAAAATAACCAAAGGTGGTCTAGGTCAAGGCGAACTTGTGGTGGTTGTTGCCCCAACTGGTGCGGGAAAATCACACGTTCTTGTTCACCTTGGGGCACAAGCACTCAAGCAAGGTAAAAACGTTGTTCATTTTACGTTAGAACTTGCCGATACGTCCGTTGCTCAACGTTATGATGCCTGTCTTACTGGTATTCCATTAGACGAGCTTATAAATCAAAAAGATGAGGTTTATGACGTAATCAAGGATATTGATGGTCAACTTATCGTAAAAGAGTTTCCAACTAAATCTGCTTCTGTTGTTACTCTTAAAAATCACTTGGAAAAGATTAGACAAACAGAAATGGAAATCGACATGATCGTCGTTGACTACGGCGATTTATTAAAAAGTTCAGTAGTTCGTAAAAATTCTGAGAAAAGACATGAACTAGAATCTATTTATGAAGAGCTACGCGGACTTGGACAAGAGTTTGGTTGCCCTATCGTAACCGCTTCACAAACCAACCGAAAGGGTCTTAACGAAGAAGTAATCACAATGGAGTCAATCTCGGAAGCATTTAACAAATGCTTTGTCGCAGATTTTATTATTAGCTTATCCAGAACTATCAAAGATAGGAATGCAAATATAGCACGTATTTTTGTGGCTAAAAACAGAAATGGTCCTGATGGAATTGTGTTTTCCGCATTTATGGATACGTCAAGTGTATCCATTAAAGTTCTAGAAAGAGATGATGTTGTAAAACTACAACAACAACAATTAGCAAAACAACAACAAAAAGAATTCTCCAAAGCCCGAGAAGTCTTTAGAAATATGAAGAAATAAGGAGAAAAAGACATATGCCACAAGACATCGCCAACAAAACACTATCGGACATCACAGTCCACATGAAGTACGCAAAGTACTTGCCTGAAAAAGAAAGAAGAGAAATATGGTCAGAGTTAGTAGATCGCAACAAAGCGATGCATTTAAAAAAGTTTCCGGAGATGAAAGAGGAAATTGAGGTAGCCTACAAATATGTTTACGATAAAAAAGTTCTTCCTTCTATGCGTTCTATGCAGTTTGGCGGTAAGCCCATTGAAGTTGCCCCTAATCGCATCTTTAATTGTGCCTATCTTCCTATTGATGATTGGCGTTCATTTCATGAAGTTATGTTTTTACTTCTTGGTGGCACTGGTGTCGGTTATAGTGTGCAATTTCATCATGTACGGCAGCTTCCCGAAATTGTTCACCCATCTACAAAGCGTACTCGACGCCATCTCGTCGGTGATTCCATAGAAGGTTGGGCAGATGCCGTGAAAGTACTTATGAAATCTTATTTTGTTGGCGGTTCAAAAGTACGTTTTGATTATAGCGATATTAGACCTAAAGGCTCACGTCTTGTGACTTCAGGCGGCAAAGCACCAGGACCACAACCCCTTCGTGAGTGTTTAGTTAAATTAGAGGGTATTCTTTCAAATAAAGAGGTTGGTGATAAACTCACTCCTATTGAAGTTCATGATATGGTGTGTTATATTGCTGATGCAGTTTTAGCTGGTGGGATTAGACGAGCTGCCCTAATATCTCTATTCTCTGCTGGTGATGATGAAATGATCTCTGCAAAAAGTGGACATTGGTGGGAAAAGAATCCACAACGAGGTCGAGCAAATAATTCTGTTGTTCTTATGCGGCATTTAGTTACAGAAGAATTCTTCAAAGACTTATGGTTTCGTGTTAAAGCTTCTGGAGCAGGTGAGCCAGGGTTTTATTTCTCGAATGATAAGGATTGGGGCACTAACCCTTGCTGTGAGATTGCTCTAAGACCGTATCAGTTTTGCAATCTTACAGAGATCAATGCTTCTGACGTAGATAGCCAAGAGGAAATCAACGCAAGAGCCCGAGCAGCTACATTTATTGGCACTTTACAGGCTTCTTACACTGACTTTCACTATCTACGGGACGTATGGCGTAGAACTACGGAAAAAGATGCTCTTGTGGGTGTCTCTATGACAGGTATTGCTTCAGGAAACGTTCTAAAACTGGACATGAAAGAGGCAGCAAAAGAAGTTAAAAAGGAAAATAAAAGAGTCGCCAGTCTTATTGGGATCAAACCTGCTGCAAGAACAACATGCGTTAAGCCGGCTGGAACAACAAGCTTAACTCTTGGAACATCTTCTGGCATTCACGCATGGCATAATGATTATTATATTCGTCGCTTACGTGTTGGCAAAAATGAAGCCATCTACAATTATTTGTCTATCTACCATCCAGACTTGGTAGAAGATGAGTTCTTTAGACCACACGATACAGCAGTTATATCCGTTCCGCAGAAAGCACCACAAGGTGCCATTACACGGGATGAAACTGCTATGGATATGTTGGAGAGAGTAAAGAAAGTTTCTACAGAGTGGGTTAGAAACGGACATGGTAAAGGTCAAAACACCCATAATGTTTCGGCAACTGTTTCTATTCGTGAAGAAGAATGGGAACCAGTAGGACAGTGGATGTGGGACAACCGTGCTGTTTATAACGGTCTTTCAGTTCTTCCTCACGATGGCGGTACGTACAAGCAGGCTCCGTTTGAAGACTGCGACGAAATAACTTATATAAAACTGTTAGATACATTAGAAGACATTGATTTATCTAAAGTTGTTGAGATTGAAGATAACACTGACCTCAAAGGCGAGCTAGCCTGTGCAGGTGGAGCTTGCGAGGTTTCCTAAAAAACCCCTTGACAAAATAATAAAAGTTTATTATTATATGTCTATGAAGAAATCAATTATTGGTTTGGTCCTCGTACTTACTCTTGGGTGCGAGATTAGACCTTATCCTAATTCAAGAGTGCAATTTATTAACCAGCCAGCACAGCCAGTTGCTGCTTGTGAATATAATTTTTACTATACTGGTCCAAGAAATTATGAGTATTGCACATCGTATGATGAATTTGGTGATTGCGACTGCTATGTGGTTTATGATCCGACTGTTATTGATTATGAGTGCTATGTTGAATATTGTTACTACTGGGATACTTGCCAGTGGGAAACCTATGATTACAGTTGCTACTAAGGAGAAAAAATGAGTCAAGCAATTCTACAAGTCGTACAAGACGACAATACAGAAAATGAAAAGTCTAAAGAAGAATACATTGTAAACTATTTGAAATCAATGATCGCTCTTGAGGAAGCTATGGAGCCATATAAGGAACAGAAAAAAGAGTTGAGAACAGAGTTTATTGAGAATGGCTGGCTTACCAAAGAGGATATTTGGTCTGCTGTAAAGGCTCTTCGTATGTATCAAAAGTCTGCTGATCTTGACGCAGTAAATGAAATGTTCGATATTATTGAGAAGAAGTTTGGACAAAAGGAGGAAGTATGAGTTTGGATCCACGAAATCGTTTTTTATTATTGGAGGAGGCACCAGAGCCAACGGAGCAAGACTCCCCAACTATTCTTTTACCAGAAGATTATAATGTAAAAACAAATCAATTTGGTGTATATAAAATTAGTCAAATCTCAACTGATTGCACGAAAGTAAGTGCAGAGGATATCGGAAAATTGGTTGTTGTAGAAGACCACATGGTAGCTACTGCAAGCTTAGATCAAGGCGATTTTCTTTTAATTCAAGAAAATCATGTTTACGGGATTTTAGGAGCGTAGCGTATGATTGAAACCGTACAGTTGTTCAACGATGGGATAGGTAAAGTAGATTATATTTCTCATATGGGTTCAGATCTGACTATTGTAAACTCAGCAAGAGTTAGTTTTGGCAAAGAAGTAGAAAAAATATCAGCAAAAGATAAAAAATTAATCAATTATTTAATTAAACATCGCCACACCTCTACTTTAGAGCACTGTACGGTTACGTTTCGAGTCAAGGTTCCACTTTATATTCGTTCACAGCACCACAGACATCGAACGTGGTCTTACAACGAAATTAGTCGAAGATACACAGATTTTAATCTGGAGTTTTATGAGCCAAAAGTATTCAGAACACAGCACAAGTCAAATCGACAAGCCTCTAATATAGATGAGTTAGTTGATCCGGCAGTTTACATCTTAGAAGATGGTGAACGAATGAGAGCTAGCAGCTTGATAAAATCTCACCATACACAGTGTTTAAAACTTTATAATGATATAATTGAAGCAGGAGTTTGCCGAGAGCAAGCCCGAGGTGTGCTACCTCAAAATCTTTATACAGAATATTATGCTACTACAAATTTGAACAATCTATTTAAGTTTATTGACTTACGCACACATGAGGGTGCCCAATGGGAAATACAGCAACTTGCGAAAGCCATGCTGGAAATATTAGAAGAGTTGTATCCAATAACTGTAAAAGCGTGGAAGGAGAATAAGGTTTGATAGGATTTTTAATTTTAAATGTCATTAGCACTACGAATCTAACGTATGATTACAATGATTTAATAAATGAAGCGTATTACTGTAAAAACGCAAAAGACCGGGACTTAAACACTGGAATAGTAGAGGAATTAGTAAAAATAGAAGATTGGTACTTTCAATTTTATGATATTCCAAAAGATTTACGTGGAATGCTTTTGGCAGCTGCTTGTGTTGAAA